GGATAGGTGTAGAGTACTGTGTAGACTGCAAAATGTCAAAGACCATTTTTTCTGCGCCCTTGTTAATCTTCTTAGCAAGGCCTTCAGATCCTTTAATCTGTTTGTCAATCGTTTTTATACTCATGTCTGTTTATTTTACTTTGTTCATGTATTTCATTTAATTCACTAGCTAGTGTAGAGTACTTAAGTTCCTTAAAGAACTGTTGTTGTACATCTCTAACTAAGATGAAGAACTCCAAACCATATACAGGTTCAAAGATTCTATCAAACTTTTCCAAGTCTTCAAGGTATCCAAATGTATTGTACCTTGTTTCTTCGTACAGCTTAGCAAGCTGCCGCTTTGTATCTGCGGGACCTTTAGACATATCAATCCCAAGCCCATCCAAACGGAGGAGCAAATCATGTGTGTATTCCATAAGTTAAAGTTGTTTAATTAATTCTATTGTTTTGAGAACCTGGCCTTGGTTCTTAGGTAGATATAATACTGGAGGATTCTCTAGCTGCATAAGGTGTTTCTTAAACATCTTCCATTTTATAGGAAAGACATCATTAGCAAAACCTTTTACTTCTATAATCCATTTACCATTAGGATCTACAAAGTCAGGAGTATATGTAATATCTCTAACTTTATAGGTATTGTTGACATAGCCTTTTGTTTTATGCGGTTCGTAACACGCTTCAGAATAATGTAACCCTTCTTGTAACACATATTTTTTCTTTTCATACAGAGATTTTATATCTGCATCCTCTAACTTCTTATACGTAAAAAGTTCAAGCTTAGACCTGAACTTAATCCCTTTATATACTTTACTAGTAGCGTTTCTTACTTTTTTATTCTTTGGCTTTCGTGTACGTCGTTTCACAATTGTATGTCTATCAATGTTTTTAATCCTTCGGTGCTTTTAAATTTAGCAATGTAATCTGATAAATCTTTTACTTCATAATCCTCTGGTAAATAAATATTTCTCATTGGATAATATTTCTTACAAATCTTTTTAGCCATCGTCTGACCAGGATTGTTAGGATTAGTAAAATCATTATCATAGAACACCGCAACTTTTTTAAATCTCTGTCTCAGCTCCTCTACTATTTTACTTGTCGGCATTTGCATCTCTGATTGCATGGCAATTGCAGGGATTCCCATTTCAAAAAGACACATAACATCTTTAAGGGACGAAGTAATAATACAAAGGTCACCTTCTTTAGGTAACTGAGCATATCCTTGAATTTGTTTAGCGTTGGTATTGCTCATCCACTTTACCTCTTCACGAGGAGAGTAGATCTTATACTTATTTCCAATCTTATATGCATAGCTTAGCTTGCATGTAAATCTACTGTCATTAATCCAGTAGTGAGAAATAGGTGTAACAGCAAACTTAATCAAAGTTTTCTTACTAATCAAATATTGGGACCAAAAAGCTGCATCTTTTCTTTTCCATGACCTAGTCTTCTTCTTAATTATAGTTACCTTTTTATCTTCTACTTTAATATTAGATTGATAACCAAGATAGCCACGAGTAAACTGCATCTCTTCTTTGCGCGACGAAAGATTCAAACCAAAATCATTGTCAATAATTCTAAGTGCAGAGTAAAAACTACAGTTGTATGCAGCCATTACATATCCAAAACAATCAAATGTATGATCAGGATGCGCAAAGTCTTTATACAACAGTTTACCTTTCCAAAGAATAATACTGACACCTGGTTTGTTATCTTGCCTAAGCTCACTACAGAAAGATTTACCAAGTTGTTTAAAAGAACTACAGTAGTATGCAAATATATCCACCTCACTAATCTTTGACAGTATTCTTTCAACTGTCAAGACATCTTCACTGCTTCTACTTTTAATCATAAGCTTGCAAATGTACATAAAAAATGGGGAGTTGTTAGCTCCCCACTTCTTATGGCCATACTACTATAATGTTAGACCCAGTCTTCGTCTTCTGAAACATTGTCAGAATCCCCATCTGGAGTCACTACAGATAACTCAGGAGTGAATGTACCCCACGCAAGTGTGGTATCAAACTCAGCATTGAATGTACCGTAGTCATCATTTAAGTTCTTAATAAAGAGGTCATCACGCTGTGGTTTCACACGGCCAAATACTTTTGTGTACACAGTTTGATACTTACCATCTTTAACACCGATTAATAATCTAACTTCATTGTTCTCAAGTAACTTAACCAAAGCTTTTACTTCAGTTACATCACCTTTAACAATCTTAGCTATACTGTCAAAGTAAGCTTCGTCGCCATTAGCAACGTTAGCCCACTGCTTAACAAAGTTAATAAGTGTTTCTTCGCCAGTTAGTGCTTTACGTAAACCTTCTTTCTTGAACCAATCATACTCAGGCTCACCATCAGACCAAGTAGACTGACCAATAGAGTTGATCCACTGGTTCTTACCTGTCTGCGATACGCGCTCTGATCCATTCATAAGAATATCAAACCTTGTAGTAAGATCTGCATTCTTAATCCAGAAAGTTAGTTTGAAATATTCCGTTCCATTTAAGTCAACGAAATAATTTGGGTCTTGTTTTACCATGATACCCAAGTCATGCAGCTCAGCCATAGTAGGATTCACTGCGATAACTTTAAAATTACCAAGTCCAGAGTATAATTTTACTCCACCACCTGATACTTCGACATTGCTGTCATTGCTTTTAATTGCCATAATAAACTAGTTTAATAATTAAAATTCATCTTCTTCACCATATGCACCTATAAAAGGATCTTCTTCTTGTAACTCAGGTGTAGCTTCCACAACCATAGATGCTTCTGTATGTACATCTTCTACAGGAATGCTAGTCTGGTTAGGATCTACAGCTGTATCATCTACAAAGTTGAAAGATAACTTACGGATCTTTCTAGCTTTCTTACCCTTCAATGTTGGGTGCTGGAACATCTGTGTTACTTCCCACTTTTCTAGACCATACTTCTCTTGGATACCTGTACGGTCAATGCCGTTGTCAAGATCTTCCAAGATCATAGATACTGTAATAGTGCTTGGTGTTTCATTTTTCTGCGTGGCCTCGCCAGGATTGTTTGTGCGTGCTTCAATCATGATTTAAAATTTTACGCGGTTAATTAATCTATAAATATATCTGACCAGTTTAAAGGTATGGTCTTACCTTTTAAGTGATTGCAGCGTGAACCTGCAGTTACATCATCCAAAGAGTTAAATGAAATCATAGTTTTATCATCTTCTCTGTAGATATAACCAACAGCATCTGCGTTAGCGCATGTAATCTGCTTGATCTTACCAGTCAAATCAAGGTCCTTAACTGCAACCTCTTTGCCTTTCTTCTCAAGCATCTTATCCTTCAGGTGTCCTACTAGAATCACATGATCCGCTAGCTTGTTCAGTCTGTCTATCCATTTTTTGTAGGCTATACGTAAGTATAAGTAGCCAGCGCCGTTTGGCAATGATAGTACTGATGCACCAGGATTCTTTTGTTCAAAGTTTTTACCCATAGGAGTTTGCATGTATATAGTTTTAGCTTCAGCTTCACACCATTCCTCTAGTTTAGAGATAGTGTCAATAGCTACATACTTATATGGTTTTCCATCTTTCATAATAGCTTTACCAACCTCGGCAAGTTCTTTCAAGTTTGTAACCTTTACTTTCAAGGCATCAACCATATCTGAACCTTCTTCGAGATCAATAATCAAACAGTCTTTCAACTGCGATAATACTGTAGTCTTACCTATCTTAGGTGGACCATAGATTATCATGTTCTTAGGCGACTTACGGCTCGCCTTTACCACGGTTTTTGGTAGCTCCATTAGTTTCTTTCTTTAATATTAAACGTACTCATATCTGCTTCATAGCCAATCATACCAAGTAAACCATCACGATTCTTTTCCATATGGCATGCAAGCAGGCCTTGCGGATCTTCGCCGCAGTATGATTCTGTAATACCATACAAATCATAGGGACGATTAAGAATCATAACTACATGCGCATCTTGACCAATACTGTCACCACCAAACAAATCTGTTAGTAGTGGCTGGTACTGATTCTTAGCACGATGTTCTTGTTCTATGTTACGATTAAGCTGTGATAATAATATATTAATAACTCCAAGTTTTGATTGCATCCACATACAACCCTTGGATATTGTATTTAGTCTACGTAATTCTGTATCTTCATTACCACGTATCAAACGTGAATGGTCGAACAGATTAATTACTGTATGACTAGGATGCTGAGTAAATAGTTCCTCGTTTGTGTTCATAATATACTCCATACTACGAGGTATGTTATTGAAGTATATAGGATAGTTACCATACTTTTGTACTTTAGCTGCATAAGTTTTGAAGTCTATATCTGATAGCGGTGACTCTACTGACAACAGATCTGACATCTCTTTCTTTACATCTTTTGACGCACTACGCATTACCTGTTGGTAACCCGGCATCTCAAAGGTCCAGTATAATACTATTAGCTTCTTATCACTGTTTGTATCTAATACATCAAAGATAAGTTGATTACTAAATGCTGACTTACCCACACCGGGACGGCCAGCTATCACATACATCTTGCCCTTCTGTAATCCACCTAAAAGATTCTTGTTTAGTCTTTTCCAAGACGTAGCTAGCACATTGCGCTTACCAAGTTTGGCTTGCTTTACAACTGCTATGGACTGATTAACAGCCCTATCTATTTTTTGAAACCCTCTAGTTTGGAATACATCAGAGCCGTCTTGTGATACGGTTTTCTGATTGTTCTGCATTCTCGTCTATATTTATATACTTTTCCCAAGTATGATTATTCAACCAAACTTCTAAGCCTTGCATATACTCTAGCCTATCTCGTTCTACTTTAAGTTGTACTTTTAATAACTTAATAATTTTATCATGTACAAACTTTTTAGTTCCAACGATTCTACTATACTTAGCTCTAGCTTTGTCATTTGATTTACAGTCAGGATCAGCTGCATGTAATATTCTAAACCCTCTGTTAGTTGATACTTTCATTGGGTATGTATTAATTAGTTCTGTAAACATCTGATCAAAATCACTAGAAAATAAATCTATAAACTCTTGGCGTATTACATGCTGCTCTGCACTATCCCCTAACTTTACAAACCCTTTGGATTGTAGATCTTCCCAGTTAACGTTTAGCTGCAAAGCATTTAATGTCTTAAACCCTTTTCTGTATATAGCATATAGTGCGAGATAATCATCTGCACTAATCTTATTTTCAAGTAATAAATTTATATCAATTTCTATTTGCATAGGCTTGTAAATTTACGAAAAATGTGCCTGATTAACAACTTAACCAGGTCACATTATCTAGATTTTTAACACTACTTTTTAGCCACTTTTCTTCTTGGCTATCCTTAACATATAGTATATGTATCTTACCTATCTTGCCCTCTTGATAGCGTATGATTCTACCCACACGTTGTATCATAGTTAAAGCTTTACTAGTTAGTCCACATATCACAGCCATAGTTGCATCAGCTACATCAAAGCCTTGGTTCAAAGCTTTAGTAGAACATAACACAGGCTTATCACCTGATCTAAAATCTGCTAATGCTTTTTCTCTTTGCTTTTTTGTTTTGCCACTATGGTATACGCTAGAAAATGTTTCTGTAGCATCAGCAAGTTTGTTTGTAAACTCATTACTACCACCAAACACAAGTATCTTTTCACCTATGTTTCTAATAACAATCTTCTGTAGCTGTGCAATCTTATTATCTGCATGATCTACTACAGCCTTACGCTGTCTAATAGATCTGTAGAACTGTGCAGCCGCTGCTTTGTCTTCATTACTAGCTGTATTCTTGCCTGCTCCCATAATATGTTTAGCTCTATCAAACGCACCAAACTGACCAAGACAATACTTAGCATATACAAATGTATTGTTTGCTTTTTTGTATTGTTCTTGTTCAACGTCAGTTAATTCAATAGGTATACATACAATCTCATAAGGAGAAACAAGTCCTAAGTCTACACATTTATCCAAAGATATTTTATATACAGTTGGAGCCATCTTAAATAATAACTCTTTGTATTCAAAATCTTCTGGCAGTGTAGCAGTCATACACAATAGTCTATCCCAAGTATTGTTCTCAAAGAACTTACGATACTCAGGAGACAGACCAAGGTGTATTTCATCACAGACTACGACGCTGTAATGATTATCTTCAAGCTTGTAAGCAGATGCATAGCAAAGTATATCTACATGATCTAACACATGCTCGTAGCCCCACTTAATAAACTCTTCTTTAAACTGTTCTTGTAGTTGGTTAGTTGGAACTAGCACAAGACCCTTGCCAGACTCAGTACTATCCAGAGTTTTACCAATAGCGATAACTCCACATCTAGACTTACCAAAACCGGTGCCAGCAATAATGCTCCCACTAAACTTATGTTTAGCCCAGTTATTAAGTGCTTTCTTTTGCTCTTCATCTTTTACTTTTATTAATTTAGACATCGTCACGATAGGCATCTGGATCTGGCTCATAATCTGATATTTCTTCTTCAATACTTTCTGCAAGTGTTTCTGTATCTGTGATTCCTGTTTTGGTTAAGAAATGTAAAAGATCTACAGTTGTATACTTTTCATTTTTATCTCGCAGGTGTGCCCATACATGGTCAACCCTAACTCCACCTCTATACCCCGTGGTGTCATCTGGTTCAGAGTATTCGTACTCTACTTGAACAACGTATCCGCCATCAAGTTCTAATTCATATAAACTCATGTTAATAATTCTTTTATGTTAATAATTTGTTGTTTTAAATCTTCGTTCTCAAATTCAAGATGCTCCACACGTGCAGCAAACTTTGCAATCATGTCATCCTTGTCGTTACAATCACCCATACCTTTGATACCTACAGCTACCTCACATATACCAAAAAACTCTTCATATGCTTTGTCTACATCCATAAGATCAGCATGTACCTTGAATGCGTGTAGTACTGTAGAATGATCTCTGTGAAATATAGCACCATTTACTGTAGTGCTGTACTTTAGCTTATCATTGATAAGTATCATACATATACGTCTGGCTGCAACTACCTCACCATTTCTAGTTTTACCTCTAATTTTACTAATTGGCACTTCAGTCAATCTAGATACAGTCGCAAGTATACGAGCAACATTTGAGTCTAGTTTGTATAATTTTATTTTTGCCATGATTTACTAATATTTGTGTCTGCTTTTAACAGACCGTTAGTTACTACTTTTAATGCTGCTTCCTCCATGTGTGTAGTCATTATATCTACCCACTGTTCTGCAAAGTCTTCTCTACATATAGTATCAATCTGATCATGAACTGTCATCACAATCTTTACAGGAAAGTTATTCTTCTTGATAGCTTGACGAATATATATAAGAGCAAGCTTAGTCATGTCAGCTGATGCACCTTGTATAGGTGTATTCTTACTAGCACGTTCTATACTACCAAGCTCAAAAGCTTGACTCTTGTCTTTGTATATGCGGGGATACCATGATGGAAACCAGCGTCTTCTGTTAAATGGTGGAAAGGTTTTGATATATCCATACTGTTTACCAAAACTACCTAGCTTTTCTAGAAAGCCACCAATAGCTGGAAAAGCGTCAAAGTATTTATTAATCAAAACTTCAGCTGCCTTTGTATTTATATCAAGAGTATCTGCAAGTTTGTGAGGTCCCATACCATAGGCTAGACCAAAGTTAATTGTCTTAACATTAGTGCGTAGCCTACCGTGTCTGGGACACTTACATTTACTTTTATTCTTCATATAACTACAATCATCTTCAGCTGCATCAGCCCACTCTTGTCCGTACACAAGATCTGCACATACACTGTGCAAGTCCTGTCCTTGTTCAAGAGCATCTATCCATACAGGATCTTTAGAACCAAATGCTATTACATTTAACTCTTGAGAAGAGTAATCACTAGAAACAAAGCACCAACCTCCAGGAGCAAGAAAACAATTACGGAACTTATTATCCGCAGGTATCTGTTGCATGTTTGGCTTCTTGGATGCGACGCGTCCAGTGTCAAGTATTTGATTGAATTGTGTATGTATCTTACCATCGCTTGAAACAAATTTAAAGAAGTCCTTACCGTAAGAAGTAGCTAGCTTCATCTTTTCTTTGTACTTAACATACAAATCAATGATCTCATGTTTGCGTCTGTATTTATACATCTTCTTACCGTTAACGTCTTCTAAATCAGGGACTAGTTTTTGAAATACTTTAAGAACTTGTGTAGGGCTAGTCCATTTAATCCCAACTTTACGCAATTCTTCTTGTGGAGTAAACAAGTCACCTTGAATATGAGATGGTACAAATTCACATAACTTTGAATTATTAACTATTAGTGTATCCAATTTATCTCTCATAACCAAGGCTTCTTGTTCGCTTGCACGTGCAATGACCTCCCAAGCATCTCTATCAATATCAATACCATTGTATTCAATATCAGAGAATGCTAACACTGCACGGTTTTCTAACTCAACAACTTTGTTAAGTTTAAATTCATCTATTTTAGGTAATTGTAACTCACGTATCTTGCATAGATATTCTACATCTTTAGCACCATAAACTATCTGGTCATCACGATAGGCCTGACCTGATAAGCCTATAAATTGGTTTCTAACTTCTTTGTTTAGCTCTACATTTAAGTATCGCTTACACAAGTCTTTCAGTCCATAACCTATGTGACGACCACAAGATAGTATTCGTTCAACCAAAAACGTATCGTATACATTCTCACATTCTATGTCTGACCATTTCTTAATAAACTTGTAGTCAAACTTAGCATTGTGGAATATCTTAATAATATCTTTGCTTTCAAGTATAGCACGAAGAGGTTCTATGTCCACAAATCTAGTGTCAATTACATACTGATTGTGCTCATCACCTATCTGAAACATAATCATTTTCTTACAGGTAAAGTCAAAGCCTTCAGTTTCTGTATCAACGCCAAGAACTTTCTGTTCTGAACAGTATGCTACAACCTCATTTATGTATGCTTTTTCATACGAATCACTAAGACTCGTCGTTGTTGTTACAAATTTTATCATCTTTTAATTGTTTTAAGAATGTATCTTCAAATTGTAGTAGATACTCGGCATAGGCTTTTGAGACTTGTCTCCCATGAACAAACACTGTGTCGTTGTTCTCCTGTATTGCCTTGATGTATGCAAGTTTTAACTCTTCGTTATATCCTTGCTGTAAATCCATATATAGTTCTTTCATCTTTCCCATTATTTATAATAGTTTAAAGGTTCTTTCTTGATTGGTTTTGACAGCTCGTCTTCCATTTCTAGTAAAGTTTTAAGAAGAAGTCTATACTTAGGCATAAGTTTAGCATCTTTCTTCTCAGTTTTATCTAGCACTATGATCTGACGTTGTACGCTGTTTATGACAAGTACAAGTTCATCCTTGGTTAAATTAGTTCTTTCCATAGTTAAAGTATTAGAGACAACAAAGGGGCACAAGGCCCCTTTATTATCAAATCAAACAATTGTGACAATTACTACCTATTTAGTAGCAGTTGTTTTTTTAGTCGCACGGTTCTTAGAACCTGTTGGACGACCACGTCTTTTGGTTTTGGTTTTAGTCGTGGAAAATAAGTCAATAGTAATCTGTTTTTCAGTAACAGTTACATTGTGTGATGCAGATACAGTAGCTACTACCTTCCCTGCGTTTTTGATTAATGTATTCATTTTCAATGATTTAGATAATAATGTATAAATATTCTTTATAAATTTAAGCAAATATAGTAAAAATGAGTATACCACACAAGTGATATACCCATTTTATTTATACTAAGAAAGTATCTCTCCAGTAGCTGTGTCTACCTTTTCTATTACTGCTTTAGTAACAGGTGCTGTATCAGCTTCAAGGTATACATCTACAGGTTCGTTGAATACAATGCTAGAACGAGTAAAGATATACTCTCCATCATGTAAGATAAATTCTCCATCTCTACCTTTACGCTTTGCAGCAGTATTGATGTTAGCTCTTTGCCAGTCAGTTGGCTCAGTAGTTTCTACTATCTGAACTCTCAATGGATAATCTTGTCCTTCAAAAGAAGCAACAGGATTAAGGATATTCACGGTAAGTATTTCATTACCCATCTCATCCATTTCCCAAGCTTGGTCATCTCCAACTGAGATACCAAGTGCACTCTGAACATCCGCAGGTGTAGCTGGTTGCCACGCTCTACGTGCAGAGTTTCTACTAAATCTGTTATCAGATTGATTAAATACAAACGCGGCAGACAAGCCGCGAGATCCTTCTTTGACTTCTGCCAATTCCATTTGGACAAAGCCACCTTCAATCTTTCTGAATCTCGTAAGTAATGTTTGACCTAGTTTTAGAGTGTTAAGGTCACCACTGTGCAATAAATTTGCCATGATTAAAATGTTAATAATGATTAATAATAATAGATAATTGTTCCTTCGTCGTCAACAAATGATTTCAGTGTCTCTGTTTCTTCAGTCTCGACTGAACCTTCTATTGCGTGAAGATCTTTGTGAATACTTGTGCATTCACCTAGAAAATGTAAGGCATCTATCTCAACCTTAAAAGTTCTAGTAAATTTGTGCGTGTGATAGATTGGGTCACAATCGTGTTCATCACAACTGTTTGCGGTGTAGGTAACTACGTAGTGCATGGTAATAAATGTATTAAATGATTAGTAAATGTGGTTAGCACAAAAATATAAAAGAGAGTACAGAGTCCAGTTTCATATCTCTGTAGTTTTGATTAGCAGTTTGAACTATCCTGGTGACTAGTGCACTAGCCAACTCTCTTTATTTAAAAATTAGTGTGTGAATTCTCGGACAACTCTTCACATAGTTTTTGTTTTACCTCTGTTGTCGCACTAGTATATCTCGTCCAACCTTTAGCGTAAAGCATAGTCAGTTGGTTAGGGAAAGCCCGACGAGATTTAGTATTTAATATACCCAGTCCATCTGTAGTTGCACTACATCAGAACCTTTTTGTATAAAGTATTCATATTCATTTATGTATTCTTCTAATACATATACACTAATCTTCTTATTGTATGGTATTTGATCATCAACAAGAACATTAATAATATCAAGTCCATGTGGTGGCACTAAGCGTTGTAGTACATCATCACATTTATATTTTACACCATCTTTCATAGCGTAAAACTCAAACTCGTCATTTATATCATTGATAAATGGTATACGAGCTAGGTTAACCACATAAGCTACACCAAAGTTTACATTCTCTATAATGTGTGTGCCAGGGTTATCTCCACAACTGTATGTAATAGTTGAAGTGTAAGAGTTATCTTCCATAATAGCAACAGTAGCTGTTGACATCATAAGATTATACTCATCTTCTCTTTTGTCGCACGATGTTAGTGACACCGCAAGAACAAACAGCACAACTAGTGCTGTTAAATTCTTAAGTGTGTAGTTACTATTCATCACCGTATTTTTTATCAAGATAATGTTTGTAATCAAAGTTCCTTAACTTCTTCTGATACATATCATGACGCATAGTAAATCCAATCATTGCTATGATAGATATGATTAAAGTTAATGTAGTTTCTAATGTAAAAGCTTTACCTTCTATGATAAAAACCATAGATATAAGCATAGGAACAAAAGAAATAAACGACAGTATTTGGTAAACGGCTGTCAATCGTTTTAAATGAAAGTAAGATTTCATAATAATGTAAGTGTTGGTTAATAAATGTAAGTTAAAGTTAATTAGGAAAACTGATATAGTTCTATCTTTTGGTCAAGAAATACATACAGTTAATTACGGCCAAACCAATTCTTTGTCTCTTCCATGGCATTACAGTGTCTCCAACCTAAATGTTATATAATGTAATAGGAATAAACCTATTGATTAGTAAAATGTGGTGAAATGTGGTGAATGCGAGCTAGTATATACGCTCGTAAGTTTGTCGTAAGGTTGTTAGAAAGGTAGAATAAAAAAAAGAAGTGGCTATAAAGCCACCTCTAATCCTACCACAAACTTGTCGAACAAGTCTGGATTTTCAGTATACACTAACTGACCTTTACGAAACACACCTGTTTCGTCAATATAATCAGTAGTTATGCCTATACGGCACTCAACACCGTGTCTATTCACGGTCTTCTCTAGGATTTTCACAATTTTTGCAGTCATCACAATTGTTATTAAATTATAGGCGGGACTATTCCAACCTCGAAACCTAGTGGGGGTCTTTGCAATAGTTGGTCCACACGCTCAAAGATTTTGGTAGTTAAAATTTTTTTATTATTTTTGTCCGCAGAGACACGTAATATACGTATCACCCCAGAGGGCCGAAAGGTAGTTATGGGGTCAGACGTTGGATTGTAGATCCTAAATAAGGATTAGAGTTTTCTCCAATAGTCTCTGAAAAGGCGGATATAGCCAACGGTTAGGGCACATTACACAGAGGTAGGTGTGATGAATTAACATCAGTTTTAGTGTCCTTAGGTAGTCCAAAAGACAGCACTGCCAGAGGTAAAGTTCCAACTGAAATAGCAAATCTCCTAGGGGTGTGGTGTACCCAATAGTGAAGTTCTTCACAAAACACTTGTATTTGTAAAATATTTTGTTATACCTTTGCATTTATAACTAATTATAGATAGCAATGGCAAAGGAATTTACATTTCAACCGTTTGGTGCATGGATAGTAGTACCAAGACCGGACAAAAAGAAGACAGATGCAGGTATCATTCTTGATGACGAGACTGCAAGACAATTACAGACAAATATTGTAGAAGTATTGGCGGTAGGACCGCAAGTTACGCAGTGTGAGCCAGGTGATAAGATCATGGTAGATCCAAATACAGAGGCTATGATGATACATATTGACGAAGTTCAGTATTTGTTTGTTAATGAGTTTCAAGTATTAGGTAAGTTCTAATGAAGTTGCCAGGAACAGTTACAATAAATCTGGATGATTACTTAGAACTGATAGAACACACTCAAAAAACTAACGATCTAAAGCATAATACATCCAGAGCAGCAAAAGAGCTGTCTGTATTCTTGTCATTTTTGTGTACAAGAGAAGATATATCTAAGTATATAGATGAATTTAACAGACAATCTAAGACTGCTACTATAGTGGTAGAAAACGATAGAGCAACAATACAATTTAAGGATGATCAGAACAAAGTTTCAGACAAGTAGTTGGGAAGAACTCTTTTTATTGTATAGAGAATTTGAAGAAAAGTTAGACATGTGGTCAGAAAAAAATATAAATTGTACATGGGATATACAAGTCTTGATAGGAGACATGGAATATATATTAATAGTAACAGTAGAAGATGAAAGCACTGAAGAAACAGAATAAAAGAAGAATATATATTGATGGTAAACCTATAAGAGTGGCGTATGAAGTGTATCAATTATTAGAAAACCAAAAATTACAATTACAACAGTACGAAGCTATACTTACTGCGTATTTAAAAGAAAAAGAAGAACAAGATGGAACAAAAGATAACGATTAAAGTAAATTCTACACTAAAATATCTACAGTTCTGGAACGGGGTGTTTAATCTTACTTCTACAGAAGTAAAAGTTTTAGCAGCCTTAGTAGATGCAGCTGTTGTTTTAGAAGATCCTAGTATATGTTCTGCAAAAGTTAAAAAAGCTGCAGCAAAAGTTTTAGGATTAGCAGACTTCAATACATTAAATAATTATGTAAAGAAGATGAAAGACAAAAGAGCTATTAGAAAGGATGGTAAAAATTATATCTTAAGTAGATTATTAAATTTAGATACTAAGAAAGTAGAAGTAAACATTAACTGGAATGAGTAAGGATAAAATGCCAAGTTTATGGCAGATGACTAAGAGTTTTAGTAAAGATCTTGCTAAGTATATATCTGAAGGTGCTCCTAATGTATCTGAAGCAGACTACGCAGAGAGATTATCTGATTGTAATAGCTGTGAACATTTAATAAGAGATAGAATGAGGTGTGGTAAATGCGGATGTTTAATACAACACAAAGCAAAATGGAGATCAACTACATGTCCTATAAACAAGTGGAAATCACAAACCAATGGCAAAGTCGAAAAAAGAAGTAATACAGATACTAGCGACAAAGTATAATTTACCTCTTGAAAAGGTAGAGAAAATTATAAACAGCCAGTTTAAGTATGTAGCAAAAATTATGTCTGAAGGTAATTTTCACTCTGTAAGACTGCCATACTTTGGTAGATTTTATTCTAAAAAAGAAAGAAGAGATAATATAAATGGAGTTACTAGAGATAGTTGATAACGTAGCAGTGCCATCACCATATGCACTAAGTATTATAGAATTTAAGACTTTAGATTCTAAAGAACTTGCATATGTGTACTTTATGTGTGATCATAAATCTCCATATGCTGTATATGATGAAGAGAGTAGGCATGATGAGGTAGTGTTAGGTGTATATGGTAAATCAAAGTGGGCACCTAGTTCTAAAGTAAAGGCAGCTTGTGATACATATAAAAAGTTAAAAGAAACATCTGCAGTAAAACTGTTGAAGGCAGCAAGACTGTCAGTAATAAAATTACAAAAGTATTTTGAAACTGTAGATCTAACAATGATGGACGATAATGGTAGACCAATCTTTCATGCAAAGGACTTGGTTGCTAATTTATCTAAGATGGGAGATGTAGTTAGTGGATTATCAAAACTAGAGGAACAAGTAGCTAAACAAGAACAAGTAAATACAAATACACGTGGCGGTGTTGTAGTTAACAAATATAGTTCGTAGATTTGAGACATGGATTTTTTAGAAGACTTACAAGATTATAACAATGCCATGGATAATGCGTATGACTTTGTAACTAAAAGAATAACTCTTGATGATATATACGAGCAGGCTGAGAAGACGGGTAGGATAGAAGATTTTTATTTACCTTTTGATCCTATAGAAAGTGATGGAAGAGATGAAGCTACTTTAGATTTGTTAATACATCATTTTATAAGCACAGAAGAATATGAAAAATGTCAGGAGTTACAGAATATAAAAAACAAATTTTTAAACAAACGCAAGGACTAGCTCCAGCAGCTAATAAGTATCTTAAGAACGGATATTATACTAATGCACTGCCTGGTACAAAACCATACTTTGAATACTGGGACGAAGAACGCAAAAGATGTTTATATGGGTACACCTATAATGGTGTAACAATCACAGGCAACCACTATTTTTATCTTAACTATTGTCCCATTGACAGATCTGTTGATGAGGAACTACCAGATGGCACAGTTATAGCTCGAAGAGAGCGTACATTCCCAGCATTTTACGATGGAGATTGGAAATACTTTACTGCAGTAGACAGATGTAGGAAAGAAAACAAGCATATGACAGTGTTAAAAGCACGTCGTAAAGGATTTTCTTATAAAGCTGCAGCTATGCTAGTACGTAACTACTTTCATGTGCGTAATAGTAAGAATTATGTTTTTGCAGGACAGAAAGAATACTTGATTGGGGATGGTTTACTATCTAAAGCTTGGGATATTATGTCATTTGTAGATGATAATACAGCATGGACACAACCAAGACTACGAGATAGAGAGATGCACAAGCAATCTGGATACAAGAAGAATGTAAATGGTGCACTTGTAGAGATGGGTATGAAGTCACAGATTATAGGTGTATCACTAAAAGATGATCCAGATAAAGTAAGGGGTAAGGCAGGTGAACTTATATTTTTTGAAGAGGCAGGATCATTTCCAGGACTATTAAAAGCTTGGGAAGTAGCTATGCCAACAATGCGTCAAGGTAGTAAGACACTAGGTACTATGATTGCTTTTGGTACAGGTGGTACACAAGGCGTAGACTTTGCAGGTATGGAAGAACTGTTCTACAATCCAGAGTCATATGATTGTTTATCTTTTGCAAATGAGTGGGATGATGGTGCTATGGGCACAGAGTGTGGGTACTTTGTACCAATCTTTGAGAACTTAGAAGGATTTATTGATGATGATGGTAACTCTAAAATAGAAGAAGCTAAAGAGTTTGAACAGTCTAATAGGAATAAAAAGAAAGGTACTAATGATCCAAAAGCCTACGATCAATATATAGCAGAACATCCATTATGTCCTAGTGAGGCTACACTACAAGTATCATCAAATCTATTTGATATTTCATCATTACAAGAACAGTATAACAAAGTAAAAGCAAACAAGCTACATGCAATAGGTACAGCTGGTAGATTATACTATGGTAAAGATAATAAGATAAAGTTTGAACCAGATGGAGATGCAAGACCTATTCTAAGGTTTCCTCATCGTAAGGAAGATAATTTAACAGGAGCCATTGTTCTGTATGAAGGTCCATATCGGAATCAAGAGGGACAAGTCCCACACAATCTATATCTAGTTTGTCATGACCCGTATGGACAAAACCAATCAGCAGATTCCAGTTCTCTAGGTGCTGCGTATGTGATAAAGAGAATAAATAATATATCAAAGCCTGATGATTTAATTGTTGCTAGTTATGTAGGTAGACCACATACGCAAGACGAATATAATAAAAATTTATTTATGCTAGCTGATTATTATAATGCAAAGATAGGGTTTGAGAATGATCGTGGTGCTGTTATACAATACGCAAGACAGCATAGAAAGTTACATAGATTACAAGAAGAGTTTGAAATGCTAGACAAAAAAGATCTAAGATCTAGAAATGTAAAACGTAACTATGGTATGCATACAACAGAGGCTAGAAAAAGACAAGGCGAGTTATACATACGAGACTGGTTAAATGCTGTAAGATCAGACGATGGGGATAAGATAACTTTGAACTTACATAAGATATATGACTTGGCTCTTTTACAAGAGTTAATAAAGTTTAATCACAGGGGTAACTTTGACCGTGTTATGGCGCTAATGGTAGGAATGTATCATACTAGAGAGTTGTATAACGCAGAGGTAAAAGAAATATTAGAAGATAATGCATCAAACGATTGGTTTGATAAAAATTACTACTAGTGTTATATTTATAATAGGGAGTACAAAAGACACACAGGTAGTATAACAAAATATAAATTTAATTAATTTTGCATACATATGTATCTAGGGGGAGACAAAATACCGCAGCAAAAGCTGCCTTTATCAAAGAAGAATAAAAAATGGAGAGAAAGCTGTGTAGAAGCCTACATAGAGTTGTCTTTATATGGGGTCAACGAAAGAAAAGATGACCTAAAGAGATTGTATGATTACTACAACGGTGTAATTTATGAGGATGACTATCGTTACGTTACACAACCTTACGGCAAGTCCCGTACAAATTTCCCCTCTAAAATGCGTAACTATCCTATTATCAAACCTATTATTGATCTTTTATTAGGTGAGAAGTCTAAAAGACCTCTTAATTACACCGTTACAGTACAAAATGGAGACGCTGTAAGTCAAAAAGAAAAAGCAAAGCAACAAGCTATATATCAAAACTTACAACAAAGATTCTTAAAAGTATTAGCTGAAACTAATCCAGAAGCAATGCAAAATCTTGAAACTCCAGAAGATATTCCAATGCCTAAAGAAATAGCAGATCAGTTTGAGAATAGTTATGTAGATAACAGAGCTATCAAAGGACAACATGCTATGACATACATAATGCAACAGTCAGAAGTGTATGATAAGATACAAAAAGCTTGGTTTCACTTTTTAGTATCAGGTGAAGTATATACACATAGAGGTGTTAGAAACAAAGAGCCATTCTATGAAGTATTAAATCCTATTGATATTGATTATGATAAAGATCCAGACATAGAGTTTGTAGAAGATGGAGATTGGGCGTTAGTTAGAAAGTATGTACATGCATCATCAGTTATAGATTCATTCTATGAGTCATTGACAGATGAACAAGTACTAGAACTAGAAGAGCCTAGACAATCAGATCCAGAATCATATCTATTATACAGAAGAGCAAGAGCAGGTTCTGATCCAAACACATACAGAAACAGATTAATAGAAGTAGTTACTGTATATTGGAAGTCAAGAAAAAGAATAGGTTTCTTAGAATACATGGACCCAGAGACTGGAGCTATGGAAGAGATGGAGGTTGATGAAAAGTTTAGAATGCCTAAAGAGCTAAAAGAAACAGGAGCTAAGGTAACTTATCTATGGGTAAATGAAGTATGGGAAGGTACACGTATTGATGGTAGATTTTACATTAACATTAATCCTGTAGCTAATCAAAGGTTATCTATTGACAATGCATCTACTTGCAAACTGCCTATCAATGGTAGAAAGTACTCTGATATAAATGCAGACAATATTTCACTAGTATCACTTGGTATACCTTATCAGTTAAACTACAACATCTACAAGTATAGAATGGAACTGGCAATAGCTAGAAGTAAAGATATTATTGCACAGTTTGATATTAACATGATTCCTAAGAAATGGGACATGGATAAATTTATGTACTATGTAGAAGGTACGGGTATTGCATGGGTAGATTATAACAAAGAAGGTATACAACTTAACCCACAACATCAATCAGTTCTTGATATGTCAATCAAGACTATATCACAATACATAACACTACTAGAATCTATACTACAAGAGTGGGAGAAAATATCTGGTGTGTCTAGACAAAGACAAGGTACGATTGGTGCATATGAAGGTAAAGCTAGTTCACAGCAAGCTATACTACAATCTTCACATATTACAGAAGATTTATTTAGAAAATTTGCTAGACTAGAACAAAGAGATTTACAAGCACTGCTTGACTATTCAAAAGAAGCATGGCTTACTGGTAAACAAGGTATGTTTGTAATGCCTGATGGTACTGCAGACTTTTTAGACATTGACACTTTGCAACATATGGAGGCTAACTATGGTATCTTTGTATCTGACGCTGGCAAGGATCAACAAAGATTAGATCAGATTAAGGGTCTCGCACAGGCTATGATTCAGAATGGTACTAAAGCTTCTATGGTTGCTGAGATGTTTGAGTCTGAAAACTTCAGTCAAATAAAAGGCAAGTTAAAAGCAGCGGAGAAAGCTGCAGCAGAATTAGAGCAAGCACAACAACAAGCTCAACAAGCACAAGCTCAACAGCAGATGCAAATGCAACAGCAAGAAATGGAAAGAGCTTCTATTGATAAAGAAAAAGATAGACAGCTAGATATTGAGGTAGCATTAATCAACGCAGAAGCTAGAAAGAATCCAGAGTTAGATAGCTTCAATATGCAGAAGTTAATTCAAGACTTTGAAAACAAACAGCGTGAGCTAGATATTAGAGAAAGAGAGCTTGGTGCTAAAATGGATAACGATAGCGAGAAAAATCAGATAGCAAGAGAGGGCAATGCTGAATAACCAAATGCGTAGAGAAATATTAGACATGGCTAGGTCTACTGGATTTGAAGGTAGCATATTAGACTTGTATCAAATGGCTAACCAGGGCGCTGATGTACCAGCAATGTTACAAGCAGAGGCACAGGCTAAGCAAGAGAATATGTTAGTTGCACAAACTCCACAAGAACAACAAGTAGGTTTACGTGAGCAACAAGCTATGGGTAATACAGATGCTAGTATGGTTTTTCCAGACGTACCAGCTAATACATCATTTAATACTGAAGGTATGCAAGTACCTATCAATATTACAAAGGTGGATGACCAAGGACATTTAGTACAATCGTATCAGAACGTACCACCAGGCATCAAAGATTTACCTACAGGACCAAAGCGTGGCACAGTTATAGAGACACCAGCTTACAAAAAGGGCGGTTATAGATCTAAGCATGGTAAAGACCCAGTAACAGGAACAGGTAAAAAACCAAAAGGAAGTGGTAGAAGATTATATACGGATGAAAATCCAAAGGATACTGTTGGTATACGTTTTGCCACACCTGCTGACGCTCGCGCTACTGTGGCTAAGGTTAAAAGAGTTAATAAACCGTTTGCTAGGAAGATCCAAATCCTTACGGTAGGTGAACAAAGAGCCAAAGTAATGGGTAAAAGACAGGTGGCAAGTATATTTACTAAAGGTAAAGAGGCTATTAGAAGGTCTAGAAAAAGAGCATAAGTGATATATAATAAAGACATATCCAAAAACATATGTGAGTGTACCAATACACACATATTTAACTATTTTTGTAAAAAATTAATATATAGATTATGATAGAACCAGAAGAAGAAGGCATCGGTTTGGATGATATTTCATTTGACGATGTTTTAGATGGAGGAAATCCAGGAGGTGAAGTTGCTGAAGATTTAGCAGTTGAAACCCCAAGCGCAGAAGCTGAAGAGTTAGATGCGGATGCAGAAGAATTAGAAGAGTCTGAAGACGTAGAAGAAGTTGAAGAAGAAGAGGAAGAAGAGGAAGAATATGAAGAGGATGAGGACTACGAAGAAGATGAAGAGTATGAAGATGACGATGAAGAAGAAGATGACAGAGAACCTGTTACTTCTACAGTAGTTTCTTCAATACTAGATAAGTTAGGCTTTGAGACTGAAGAAGAGTATGATGATACTGAAGAAGGTCTTTTAGCAATGACACAAGATGTTGGACAACAGATAGCGGAAGATCAACTAAACAATTTGTTTGAGAACTTTCCACTAGTACAAAGACATCTAGAATACGTTCTTAACGGAGGGGAATCTAGAGATTTTATGCAGGCATATGATCCGCAACTAGATTACAACCAAGTTAGTTTTGAAGAAGATGACACAAGAAGTCAAAAAGCTATTTTATCTGATTACTTTGCAACAAAAGGACACGATCAGAGTTTTATAAATGAGCTATTGATTGATTATGAAGATACTGGTAAGTTATACCAGAAAGCTGAATCTGCTAGAGTAGCTTTAGGTAAGATGCAAGAACAATCAAGAAGTCAATTGGTTGAACAGCAAAAACAACAAAGAGCTCAACAAGAAGAACAGCAAGAAGAATTTTGGAATGGTGTGTATGAAGCCATCGATAGTACTGATGATTTTGCAGGTATCTCTATTCCAAAGAGAGAGAAGTCAAAGTTTTTTGACTATATCTCAAACCCTGTGACTAATGATGGTCGCACACAACGAGACTTAGATCATTCTGAAGCAGAGATGGAGACTAAACTCGCGATTGATTATTTAATGTTCAAAGGTTTTGATTTATCAAAATTGGTAGAAACAAAAGCTAGAACATCAAATGCTAAATCATTACGAGATAGAATATCCAGAAATGAAGAAAGAGTTAAAAGTGCACGAGGACGTCAAAGACGTAAGAGTAAGCAAGTAGACTTGGATGATTTAGATCTTAACATATAAATGGCAATTTTAAAATGCAAAACTTAACTTTATAAATTAGATAATAATGGCAGGACAAATGACCGGAACGAACATTAGCGTACACAAGACGTTTTATAATGATTCGCAAATGACAGACATGAACAGTCTAGCTAATGCATTACTGTCTAAGCCAACTGAACTATCTCCGATTATTACGCACCTAGCGGGTAAAGATGATAAGCGTTTTCCACTATCTTTCTTAACTGAAGGAGCTGGAAATGTTCAATCAATTGACCGTTTAGAGTACGAATATCGTGTGGCTACTCACAAATTGAGAACGCGTCCAGTGGCTGTGACTAATGCAGGAGCAAACTTAGGACAAGGAGGATCAACTTTTACATTGGTTTTCCCTGACAAACGATTCGTATTTCCATACGTGTTAGTAAACAACAAAGGTGAACTAGCTCGTATCATGAAAGAACCTACACCTTATGCGGCAGGTTCAGGATGGGAGTATACATTACAATTAGTAAACCCAGCAGCAGCTACAGTATTAACTTCAGGTTTTACTGCAGGTGACCTTTGGGCTCAATTGTATGCACCAGTAGGTGTTGACTTCTCAAGAGGTAACGCTTCTAACTGGCAAGCTCCAGGAAAAGTTCGTAACAAAATTACTACAGTTCGTAAATCTTACCACATGTCAGGACATGCTAAAGATTACGTAGCGAACTTTACTTTACCAACTAAAGGTGGTGGTTCTACCAACCTTTGGATGGACTATGAGGAGTACAACCACATGCTTGACTTTAAAGAAGAGTGTGAGATGTACTACTGGTATGGACAAAAAACTTATGATTCAAACGGTAACACGTTTATGAAAGATGAGAATGGACAGCCTGTAATTGTAGGCCCAGGTTTATTCGAGCAAATCGTAAACACTGATACTTATTCAACTATGACTGAAACTAAGTTGAAGAACATCATTGGTGATTTATTCTACCAAATGACGGATGCAAACCAGAAGCAAGTAACATTATTTACTGGTACTGGTGGAGCAAGAGAGTTTGATGAGGCTCTTAAAAATCACTTCTCAACTAATACTTTCAAAGTAGGTGGTGAGAACAGATTCATCACAGGTAGCGGACGTAACTTAGGATTAACTGGTTACTTCACTACTTACGAGCACGTAGATGGTCATGTGATCAATGTGGTTAAGATTCCATTATTTGATCATGGTCCTGTTGCACAAGCTCGTGAAAAGCACCCAGTTACTGGTTACTCATTAGAGTCTTACCGTATGGTATTTGTTGACCAGTCTAACTATGACGGACAAGCTAACCTTACAATGATCTCTAAGAAAGGTCGTGAGATGATGCGTTGGTGCGTTGCTGGTTCTGTAGTTCCACGAGGATTCGCGGCTACTGATACTAGAGCGTCAGATGTTGATGGTGCGAGCGTACACATGTTAAAGACTGCAGGTATCTGCTTACGTAGATTTGATACGTCTTTAGACATTACGTGTATCGCTTCATAAAGAGACTAAAGAAGCGTGCATTCGCAAGTCTATATATTGGTTTTTGGTTGAGGTCGTGGGGGCTTAGTGCCCCCGCTTCCTTACTTTAAGATATTGGGGAGTTATACTTTACATCCACTATTAAAACTTTAAAAGTACTATATTATGAGCAAGAAAGTTTATTTAAGGGCTAAGCAGATTAATAATCACTTACCCAAAGAAATTAACGCAAGCGCTGTTAGAAAACTAAGTAGCGTATATGTAAACAGACAACCACTAAAAGCTTTTGATCCAGAAGATGAAAAGAAATATTTAGCTGGTATGTTAGATGTAGACCCTTCACATATGGAGTGGCCTAAACACACCAAAACATTCTGGGCTGAATTTACAATCCCAGTAGGCTTTGAAGGTGTAGAACTAGAAGTAGGTAAAACTGAAGACGGTGAACCTATTGATATTACTGATTTTATCAAATATAATTTTGCATTGAGACATCCACATGTAGCTTTATCAGAAAAAGAAATGAACGCAAGTTCACAAAAACGTTTCTATATTCAAGATTTAGCTAAGAAGGATCTTCAACGTAATAATGATATTCAGATTAAGAAAGATGCTGACAAAGCATTTATCAAAATATCTAATGATGAAAATCAAATGAGAAGAGTGTTTAGATTATTAGGAAATATTGATCCTAAAACATTGACTAGAGAACAAGTAGAAAACTTACTCTATGATATTAAGGAGAAAGATCCTAAGAAGTTTATCAAAGTATCTCAAGATAAACACTTAGAACTGAAAGCAGAAATCGAGACAATGGTGTCTGCAGGAGTACTAAGAAAGATAGGTAACCAAGTTATCTTTATTGATGAGGTATTAGGAGAAACATTAGATGACACTGTTATACACCTGAATGACAAAAAGAACTCAGGAAAATTAACTACTTTAAGAGCAAAACTTAAAACATTAGCATCTTAATGAATGTAACTGAAATGCATATAGCTGTACAGCAAGGAGTGGATAAGATTAATTCACTCCAAGCTGACAGTTTATTATCTGAAGAGATAGATATTGAATTAAACAAAAACATGTTTAGATTCATCAACACCAAGTATGGTAGAAATAACATGTACAGAAAAGGTTTTGAAGAATCACAAAAAAGAATAGATGATTTACGTACACTTGTGCGTGAGTATGAAGCTCCTGTAACATTTAAGGAGCAGTTAAAACCAAAAATATTTGTAGATACATTTCAACTACCTGTAGATTATATGTATCTAGTAAATCAAATGTCTAAAATATGGATTAATAATTGTAAACCTATAAGTTTTGAATTAGTTAATCCTCCAGCAGTATCATTCTTTACACTAGACTTAAATAATTTTGTATTGAATAATGCAGCTAATAACTCTACAGCATTTATCACTGCTATAGATATGGTTGCTGATATTACAGGAGCTGATCCTACATCTGCTGTAGTATGGAATCCATCACCAGACTTTGTAGCTACAGGATGGACACCAGAAAGCTATCCTGCAAATGTGCAAGCAGTTATACAGGATATATTAGATCACCCAGGACCTGGGTTTGAAATATACTGGGAAGAGTATGAAACATTAAATTTTCCAGGCCAGTTTATTGTTGTAGTAGATACAGATCAACATGACTGGTTTAACTTTGATTTATCCGCAGGAAATGTTAGTCACATAGTAGGAACTCCTATAGCAACAGCTACAGCACCTACAGCACAGGCAGCACAGGTTGTGGATATAACATATGCTGAAAGAAGAGAACCAATAGACTTTTCAAAAAGAATACAAGAGGGAAATAGATTCTCTCAACAAGACGACATATTTGCGCTTTTAAATGACCCGTTTAATACAACAAAACATACCTCTCCATTGACAACAATTAGAGGAAGGTCTATAGATGTATACACTAGTGATATATTTATAATAGATACCTTAAAAATAACGTACATAAGAAAGCCGAAAGAAATATCCTTATCTTTGGGGATTAATTGCGAACTGCCAGAGCACACTCATCAAGAGATTGTTGCTATGACAGTGAGTAGTATTTTAGAAGCTATCTCTGATCCGCGATATAGAACAGCGCTTGGAGAAGTGACAAAGAATGAATAATTATTAATAGCGGCATAGTGCCGCATAAATTTTAAAAAAATGGCAAGACAATTGTTAATTGGAGACGGTACTACGGTAGCGTATACTAACGGTCTCTTAGCTGACGGAGCTATTGATATTCAAAAGTTATCTTCTGACGGACCAACTTCATTAGCTATCGGTGACACTGTTGCAGATTCTGATCAAATTAGATTTGTACAAGGTGGACCTTCAGGCATTGATGTAAATATTGTATCTCCTTGGGTTTACGGACGTGACCTACAAGTAGTGAGTGGAAGATCTGGCGCAGCTCAAACTGCGGAAGTAGCTAGAATCGCTTTAGCTACTAATGCTACAGCAGCAGGACAACACACAATTAAGTTAGTTAATTTAACTAATGGTGAAGCACCATTTGAGTTTGACTCTTTTGAGATTGAAGTAGCAGCAGGTGCAACTCCAACTACTCAGTGTACAGCTTTTACTACAGCTATAAATGCTAATTTACCTCACTATATAAATAGCATTACTAATAATGGTACTAGTATTGATTTTACTGGTTTCAAAAAAGGTGAAGTTAAAGCTGACGGATCTGTAGCAGATGAGTTAGTACATATTGATATAGTATTTGAAACAGTTCCAGGATCTAACGGAACAACAGATACTGTAACTTATCAAACTGCTGGAGACAGAGGTGTAGGTGATGGATTTTACGTTAAGCAAATGGAAGAGGATTTAAGAGGTATAAACTATGGTTTTTACAACAGAGTAGAATTACCTAATACTCCAGCTCAAAGCGCTGTAACTGGTACTACATATGATATGTATCACATTGTATCTACTAAAGATGGAAGCTCAAGCTCTCAGATTCATGGTGTAGATAATTTAATTGAAATCTATATTGCATTTGCTGCAGGTGATGCGGATGGTGTAATATTTGAGAACCAATTGAATGGTTATACTGGTTCTGTAGGATTTGCTCCAGTAATATTATAATTTATTAACTTTTAAAAACAAATAAAAAATGGCACATCCTAAATTAATGACAGCACACGCTAGATACGACTTTGCAGTTGATGGCGGTGCTGCAAGTACAATTGTACCAGCTAACTCTGCAATTATCCCTGATAATGCAGTTATTGTTAGATGTTACTCTGTAGTTACTACAGCAATGACAAGTGGTGGTTCAGCTACATTAGCTCTTACTGCGGGAGGAGTTACTTTAAAAGCTGCAACAGCATTTGATAACGGAGCTTTTGATGATGAGGACGTAACAGAACACGCTGTTACAGACAAAACTACATCTTCAACAGGTATTCAATTTACAATTGCAACAGCAGCTTTAACTGCTGGTGTAGTTGATGTATACGTTGAGTATTATTTCGCGCCTGTATCTGCGTAACTAGATATTTAATTTAAGACTCATAGGGGGCACAGTCCCCCTATAGGTCTTTTTTTACAAAAATTTAAACAATGGCAATAAACACAACTCAAACAGCGGATTGTAATAAAGTTATAATTAGAGTTACAAGTCCTGACCCACAAGCTACACATGAAATATTAGTAACAGGGCCTAACGGAACCTATAATTATACATTTCCAGGAGGACCAGATAATACAAGAATTGTTTTAGCAAGTCAAGTAGGCGGTGGTAATGGTGTATTTATTATTGACCATATTGTAGATGGGCAAGTTTTTGCACGTAAAGGAATACTTTTTGCGTGTGATGTTTTGTGTTGTATAGCCCATAAAATTAACGAATTATTAGACTGTGATTGCGATTGTAACAAATGTTCACCACATTTTGTTGAAGCACAAAAAATATTTTTATTACTAAAAACAGCAGAAAATGAATTAGCTACCTCATCTGAAGAAGGTACCATAGATCAAATTCAAGCTGTTATCGACAATGCAAAAAGAAAGTATCTAACAGCCCAAGACATGTGCGCAGGACATTGTGGGTGTAACTGTTAATTATGTCAAAGGTATTACAGACATTTTATTCATATAAGTATCTAAAAGATGCTGCTGGCGTAAACTACGCTATTTTCAATTCTCATGCAGAGAATCCTATTGTATCTATAACACCTACTCTTAAGGGTTTAAGTGTAATCACTTCTGATACTAGACAATCTCTAAGAGACGGAACAATTGAAATAGTACTAACTTATAACGGCTCAGGTACATTTGACATTGAATTTCAAAACGGGGATAGAAGTCAAGTTGTTTTAAATGAACTAACAGAAGCACAAGCTTTACCAGTTCCATATGCAAGTTTACAAAGGTCTTTTACATTTTCTATAGAAGAAAGCTCAAAAACTGGATATAATATTACAGATGCTTTATATTATGATAAAGCAATATTTAAACAGTTAGTAATATTTCCAGAATCTACAAATCCACATTTAGATACGAGTAGTAAAAGAGATTTTTATTATTTAAGTTCTGGCAATGCAGCATATGTAGCGTCTACTGATTTACAAAATCAGTTTTTAAATAACATAAAATATACAAACAGTGGGTCTACTTCTAAAAATTTAGGTAAACCTAGAGGAGGATTTGATAATAACAGTAGTTTATTATTTACTACAACTCCAAACGTTACAGGAGAAGATCAACCAACAGTTGTGGGTGGTTTTGTCTTTAATGAAATGCAGGCTAGGGATCTTATTATAAACAACGTATGTTTAGATCCTACAGCCTCAAACTATTATTTAACAGGATGTGTTGACAATTTATTGCCTTGTACAGACTCTGGTGTTACGCATGCTAACGATTGTGATGGCATTGCTCTTACTTCACAAAGGCTTAATTCTTATGTTAATGTAGATGGAGGATGTTGTGAGTATACTACTGGATGTGATGATTTTGAAATAACTTTATCAAATATAACTCCAGCAACTACAGATACAGCTGATGGTGCAATTACTGTTACTATTACAGGTGGTACAGCAAACTTTACTGCGGTTGTACAAGCTAATTATTTACTTAACCCAACATTAAGTTACAGCACATCAACAACTTCAGGAATAAGTTCCTCTCCTTTTACTGTTACTGGTTTATTTCCAGGAAGCTACAATATTACAGTAGTGGATTCTACTAGTGGAACAGCCTGTACTGGTTTTATAAAATTTAATATTAGAGAAGATATAGATGTTGTAGAGAGCTCTTTTGGATGTAAAGACACTGTATCTGCAATTAACCACGATAATACTGTTACTACAAATGAAGATGCTGCCTGTGTATTTTGTAATGCCATATCAGGTCAGTTAGAAGCAGGTAGTGGTAGCTTTTTACAAACATTAGGACCTTTATTTGAAGAAGGTATAGGAACAAGCACGACCCCTGCAACAACAACTCCTGCGGGAACAGCTGTTTCTGATGGTACTATTTCTTTTGCAGGAGTTAATTTTGCATCACCTTATACTGTTCTACCTGGACCAACTCCTTTAATTTTTGACCCTGCTTCAGAATTTACCACTAGTAATCAGGCTGACCCAATTGACTATAAGCTATATAAACTGGGCAATGCGTTGCAGGTATTTGCTGCACAGTTGATAATACAAGGTGGAGGAGATGGTCTTAGTTATCTAACTCCAACTTCAACATTAATTACAACATTCTCAGGAACTGGGGGTGCACATACATTTACAGGTTTAGAAGCAGGAGATTATTTTATAGTAGCTGTTTATGATAACGATGGAACTCACGATGGTGATGATGAAGTAGAACAGTGTTATACTATTTTTGGACAGTATTCAGTAGAGCAGGCAGGATGTACTGATCCAAACTCTCCAAATTTTAACCCAGTTGCTAGTTTTGATGATGGTTCATGTTTACCACCAGACCCTGACTTTGATGGTTGTAATGATTTAAATTTTGGGGTAGATGTAATTTGTGCAAATGATGCGCTACTTGGAGACTATCCAAAGATTGTAATACAAGGTTTAACGGTATCAAATCCTGACATAGCTGATGTTATGGCTGTTAATGCTTATACTATTAGCAATGGTCCCAATACTGGTCAGTTTGCTGATTGGTCTTCAGCTACAGATATTCATATAGCTACACAATATATAATTAGCAATTATTTATGTTATCCGTCATTTAATCCAAATGAAGTAATAAATTCAGTTGGAGGAAGTGGTTTAATTGATGGGAATTCACCTACAATTACTACTTTAAATACAAATGGTGACCCTTTAACGATTTCACCATATAGCGGTAATGGTCAAGCCTTTGACCTCCTACAGATAAACCATAACATAGTTATGGCTGATGGGACCATTATTGCACAAGGCTCATTTAATGCTACAACTTCTATCCTTAATCAAGGTAGTGGCACCGCTTTTGATCCATATACTAATGACATGTGTGCTCTAATACAAGTTCATGGTTCTCCTACAGGTATGAATTTTTCATATAACTATGGAACAAATAATGTTTGGGAAGAAACTGTTGATGTATTCGTACCATTTACTGCAGCACAAATATCTACAATAGAAGGGTGTTGTCCTGTTAATCCTCCATCTGGATGTACAGATCCAGCAGCAATTAATTTTGATCCAAATGCAGTAATAGATGATGGAAGTTGTATTTATGATCCAGACCCTATCGAAGATGTTTTAGGTTGTACTGATCCAACAGCGACTAATTTTAATCCACTAGCAACTATTGACGATGGCTCATGTCTATATGGAAATGGTGTAACTTGGGTACCAGACAGATGTGGTACATGTGTAAGTGAAATAGGTACAGCTGGTCTTGGTTTTCCTACACAAGCATCGTGCGAAGGTTATTTGCAAAATAATGGAGGGTTAGATACTGACTGTTGTGAACTAGAAGAATATGAGGCAGCAGCAAATGCATCTGGAGGTGTACAATTTAGTAATATAGTAGATTCTACATCAACTTATAATGAAACTACAGGATTGTGTGATGACGATTCTACAGGCTCTTTGACTGTTAACTTGCCAGATGCAACAAGTTTATTATCGAATATAACTAACCCAGCTGGTGTTGGGTATGCTTGGATTTTAACGCATATGACTGCTGATCTTAATTATGGAAGCTGGTTTGCAGGCCCAGTCACTAATATTGATCCTATATTAAACTTAGATACTTTGTCTCCTTTTGAAGCTGATACTCTTACAGCTAATGAAACAATAAATATTACTGATCTTCCTGGTGGAGCATATATGTTTCAAGTAATATTCTGGGATGATGCTTTTATCAATGCTAACGGCAATACAGAAATTCCATTTGATACTGATGCTGATGGTGCTGTTTCAATAAGCCGTCCCTGCGCAGGTTTTACAGCTCAGGTAACATTAGCGATAGCAGATTGCGATGATGGAAGTGGTGGTAATATTATTCATGGGTGTTTAGATCCTAGTGCACTTAACTATCTTGTAAATTGTGCTGGTGTATCTGTGCCTCTAGCAAATGTAGATGATGGGTGTTGTGAGTTTGATGATCCACCACCTCCAGGAGGGTGCCCATGTCTTGATGGAACATTTAGTCCTACTTGTTGTCCTGATAATACAATATGTGGGTGTATGGATGAAAATGCTGTTAACTATAATCCAGCCGCAAATTATACAGATGCTACATGTCCTTGTGAATATGAATATAATGGATGTGTAGAAGATTGTGATGATGTAGATACAACTATTCCAGCATGTACTCCAAGAGGTATTGCTAATTTATTAGATTATAATGCTGAGTGTATTGCAAGATCTGGACATAGATTTTACACTAAACACATAACAGGACTAGGAAACAACTGTTCTAACATGGAAACATGGAAGATGGTTATTATACAAGACTTAATGTCTAGACAAGGATTACCTTGTATATACAATTGCACAGATCCAGCAACACCTAGTTTAGCGGCAGCGCAAGTAAATTGTGTTGATAGGTGGAATAACTCTGGTTCTCAATTTTGGAACCCTGCTAATGTAGGCTCATATGCATTAGGTACATATGTAAGAAGAGCATTTGTTCCAAATCCACTTGGACTGGCTGGAGTAATATATGTAGCAATATCTAATACAGGTTTGCATATAGATCCTTTTTCTACTGACCCAGCAAGCGGTTGGAGAAAATGTATAACTTTCCAAATACAAAATGAGACTGAAAATTATTTATCAAATTTTCTTAGCTTTGCTAAAGAGTATTGTAAAGACTGCGGCATACCAGCATATAGAGAAACGGGTGACTCAAATACTGAGGTTACAGGAACCTTTAATATAGGTGGAACTATTGTAACAGTGAATGATTCTACTTTTGATGATGTTTCTGATGTTACAGAATTAGGAGGGTCACTAGGAGAGGACGAAGCAGAAGAAACAGGCGAAGACACTTTTGCAGATTTAAACTAACATAACAATAAAATAAAATGGCAGAAATAACATCATTAAGTACCCTTTCAAAAACTAACGTAGATGCTAATGAATTTTTATTAGTAGCTAACTCTAGTACAAAAGCTGCTAAAAAGTTACAACTACAAACGTTGTTTCCAGCAGTTTCTACAGCAGGTACAAGTTCAGAAACAATATATACTAGTGCAACACTAACAAATAAAAATCAGATAGTATTTAAGGGTATTGCTTCTGGAGACACAGGTTTGTTAACAGTAGCAACTAGTTCAAGTAATATAGTATTAACAGTATTAGAAGCAGGTATAGATCTTAGCTTATGTAATAATACAACAGCAGGATTTTTATCTGGAATGGATTTTTCAGGTACAGTTACAGGAGAATGTGGAGTTACAAATGGAGGTACAGGATTATCTACAATATCTAAAGGGCAGTTACTATACGCTAGTGCAGATAATGTAATAGCAGCTACAGATGCAATGTCTACAAATGGACAACTACTAATAGGTAATGCAACTAATGGCTTTCCATCAGTAGCAACACTTACAGCTGGAGCTAATATGACTGTTACTAATGGTGCAGGTACAATTACACTTGCAGCTAGTTTAGCAAGTTTAGCATCTAATTTAGATACAGGTAGTTTTAATATTGATCTTAATACTAACTATATTAGTGATGATGGATCTGATAGAGGTATATATGTACATACTAATGGTAAAACAATACTTAATGATTCTGGGTCAACTTTAACTACGGGTGAAGCTACAGGTCAATTAAATATACAAGGTAGTACAGCTACAGTAATTACAATAGGTAACACTGCTGCATATCAATCTATATACACTATTCAAACTACAACATCAGCGTCTGGAACTCGTGGTGCCACTTTAGCTATAAACGCAGCTACTGCAGGTGGTGGAAATATGGATGGTGGTGATTTAAGACTTTCAGCAGGTACTGCTACAGGATCTGGTAATGGAGGTGATGTAGCACTATCTGGAGGAGATGCAGCATCAGGAGATGCAGGTAATGTATTATTAAGAACATATACAAGCGGAGGATCAGTAACTACAGCATTAACTGTAGATACTAGTCAAGATGTATCAGTAGAAACAGGTAATCTATTTGTAAAAGCAAAACCTATTTATGCAAGAGCATCTAGTACAGCAGCATTTATACAATATCAAGGAGCTGAAGCTGAAACAGATGATGGCACTACAGCATTATCTGCAGCTAATATTTTGACAGGTATTATAAAATGTACACCTACAGCTGATAGAAGTAAAGCTACAGATACAGCATCTAATTTAATATCAGGACTGTCTTTAACAGCAGATAATGATAGTTTTGATTTTAGTTTAATTAGTTTAGCTACAGACGGTACATCTGATATTACTCTTACTGGAGGAACAGGTGTAACACTTCTAGGTAACATGAAAGTAAAATCACAAGATGACGTTGACGATGCAGGATATGCAGGTGTTGGCAGATTCAGGATAAGAAGAACAGGCGCTAGTGCAGTAACTATGTACAGAATCGCTTAATATTAACCAATTAATTATATAGACAAAATGAAAGTAAAAATGAAAAATGGTGAGTTTGTTGAATTATTTAACGGACTAACAGCAGTACAACAACTGAAAGGAGTTAAGTTTGGATTATTAGTATCTAAGAATATTAGAACTATTCAAGAAGAACTTAAAGATATTGAAGAGGCTAGTAAGCCTACAGAAGAGTTTTTAGGACTATCACAAAAAATGCAGGTTCTTATGAATCAGAAAGATGATGAAGCGATAGCTAAATTAGAGGAAGAGAATAAGGAACTTGTTGATGCTCGTAAAGAACAGTTAGCTGAGATAGACAAACTACTATTAGAAGAAACTGAAATTGAATTGCATGGTATACCAGAAGACTGCTTGCCAGCAGATATTACTGGAGAACAAATTATTAACATAGATAAAATTATAGAATAATGTCAACAGTATCAGAAAGCTTACTATTAAGCTTAGTAAAAAATTTAAATGAAACTATGGCTCCAGGTGTTGTGCATATGATTGACGACACAGTTGAGCACACTGGGCCATACTTTGCAATAGCTGCATTAGAAGACTCTGTTATAGACACTTCAGAGTGTACAACAAATATTACAGATGCAGCAGCGACAATTTCAATACCAAAAGGTATGACTATATATGGAAACTTTACTTCTATTGAATTAGATAGTGGTAAGGTTTTAGCATATGCAAGAACAGGTGTAACACCTTCATAATATTAATTATTAATCATAAAATAAAATGGCAACATTAACAACAAAATTAACGTTAAATAGTAGCACTGCTACAAGCGATGTTTTAAATTTAAGTGTATCAGATGTATTAGTAGTTGGAGAACCTACTACAAATGTATCAAGAAAATCAATAGCAACTGGATCTGCACAAGACGTGCTAGCTAGTAATAGTGCTTTTTCTTATCTATACATAAAAAATATTTCATCTAGCAATGCTGCTGCGTTTTTACAAATTAAACTGGGAGATGCTGCAGTTATAAGACTTGATGTAGGAGAGTTTGCATTTATTCCTATGTACAGTGGTTTAACTGTTAAAGCAGAGGCATATACTGCTTCTTGTGTACTTGAATACGCACAGTTTAGTAAAGCATAGTATATGAAATTGAGAGTACTTATATTAGTATTTCTTTTTGCGTCACTATCTGCAACTGCACAGTTTAGAAAAGCTTTTAAGTTTTCTACATTCTATGTAGCAGCAAATGGCGGCACATCACTATCAGATAGAGAAGTATATTCTGTAGATGGTAGTAGTCTTGTATATGATACAATACGTACCCCGTATGACTATTCATTAGCTATGGGCATACGTAAGATACAAAGGTTTCAATATGAAGGCACATCACCGTTTAAAGATGGTACAGAAACATCTTTTTCTGATGCAGCAAGTGTAGGAAGAAATCCCTTTGAGTATCTATTTGAGATAGAATATAAAAGACAAGAAGGTATAGAGTATTTAGATCAACATCATTTTATACGATATGTAAGACCTATTTGGTTTACAAAAGTAGAGTATATTAAAGATGGGTTTGCAGACATAGAATACTATGAAGCAACGCAAAGATTTAGATTACGAGGTAACAAAAAGTTATCGTTTAATTTTGGAGGAGTTACTAGATTAGCTGAACCATACGGTTATGATCCATTAGAAGAATGGACAATGCAATCTGGTAATTTACACTACACTCAGCTAGCTATTGAACAGGGATATAACGTTGATGTATATGAATCTGAGTATAGTGATCCTAATGGAAATGTTGTTGCTACTAGTGCAGAAGTTTGGAATGAGGTGGTTATACCACAGGTGCTAGAAGAGTATGTAGAGAAAAAAAGAAATGCACTAGCTAATCAATGGCAATATTCAATAGTAGTAGGATTTGATTATTACTATTATAAGAAAAACTTTTGGTTACATTCCTGGGGTAACCTAATGCCTTATCACTATGATGATGGCGGACAATACTCATACCACAACTTCAATAATGGAGAGCAGTGGTATGATTACTCAGGGGGATTAATATTTGGACTAAAAGCTACTAAAAATTTAGGATGCTTTATTGAAGGTAAATACAATAAGTATTGGAACAAAGAGTGGTACGATTTTAAATTAGGTATAAACTATATAATATTTTAGATATGAAAAAGACACTATGTAATATAATTAAATTTTTAACTTTTGGAAAAGTGTGTTTAGGGCACTGTTCTGTTAATTGTGAAAAATAAAATGGCAAAAGAATTAAACGAAGACACTAGCTTTAAAATAAGTATAAAAACATTAGCAGGCATAGCTGCACTTATTTTTACTCTTGTTGGTATGTGGTTTACATTACAAGCTGACATATCAGAAGCAAAAGAACTTCCAAAACCTGAAGTATCAAAAATGGAATTTGATATGAAGGATATAAACATTCGTAATACAATTATAGAAACACGCGATGATGTTAAAAAATTAGAAGAGCGAATGATTAGAATGGAAGATAAGATTGATGAATTAAGATAAATGAAAAAACTAAATTTAATATGGAAAACATTTGCGACATACTTGCTAGTATTGCCATTATTGCTGGTTTGTGTTACGTGCTCAGCTCAGGTGACCGCGATGCAATTTAATGCTAGTTGGAATGAACAAAACAGCGTAGAGTGGTTTAACAAACTAGGAGATTGTGATAAAGAATCACATATGATAGACAATAATGATTTACAAAAGAAATATCAAATAGCTGTAGTACCAACTATTATAATATTTGATGATGGCGAAGAAGTAAAAAGATTTCAAGCAGATCTTAGTTTTGCTATGCAGGCAACAAGAAAAGAGGTACAAAACTATATAGACGAACTAATAATGAGTAAATTTTAATGAGGTTAGGAATATCAAATACAACATCATCTAGTGGTAATAGACCGTTATCAGCATTTAGCATAGCTAATGTATCTGGTATACAAACATGGCTAAAGTTTAACGAAGGTCAATCAGACGATGGCGATAGAATTATATGGGCTGATAGTAGTGGCCAAGGTAATCCTATAGACGATGCTTCAGCTGGTACAAATGATAGAGTAGAATTTACTGGCGGGGCGTTACATTTAAAGCAAGATGTTAGTGGCACAGGACCAGAAGCAAACTTTACTACTGAAATGGATTTAACAGGTGCTTTTACTATATTCATGGTTTTAGATGTGGCGGATGATTTAAATGCAGAAACAATACTTCAAGGTAGTGGAACAAACTTTTTTAGAATGTCTCATGGTAATAATGACGCTAAGTTTAGATTTAAATTTGGAGGAGTTTCTGATAGTGCACCAATAGCAGCAACGGCTCCTAGTACTAGCAAAGCTTTATTTAGACTTCAAAGAGATGGTAGTAATAACGTTGATTTTTTTGAAGACGATACTTCTTTAGGCGGTGCTTTTCCAATTACAGCTGCTGGAACATTTTCAATAATTAGACTAGGTGCTACAGCTGCTACAGCTATTGGAGCTAAGTTTTTTGAAGTAGTTATTTTCAACGAACTGGTAAGCGATGCAGACATAGCTTTAATAGAAGCAGACATAAAAGATAGAAATAGTTTATAATGAATAATTTTACAAAAATATTATATGCACTAATTATGGTTACAGTATTTACTGTAGCTACAACATTTGGACAGTGCCCTCCAGGTACGTGGAGTTTAAACGTTACAATAAACCCTGATCAATATCCAGAAGAAACATCTTGGTATATAATGACTTTCTTTGGTGATACATTAATGCAAGGTGGACCATACACAGGTATTATAGATTATGAACCGCAATATGCTGCAGCTTGTGCACCTATTGATAGTTTTTATATTGTTATAAACGATTTGTATGGTGATGGTATTGCTGGTAGTTTATGGGGTGGTAATGATGGTTCTGTATATATAGAACAATGTGGAGATACTATATGGGAACTTGATGGTGCAGATTTTGGTTATCAAATATTTGATACAATATATACGTCAGGATGCCCTCCGCCCCCACCAGTATTTGGGTGTATGGATAGTAGCTATGTAGAGTTTGATTTAGCGGCTACATTAGACACAGGTATGTGTTTTACACCAAGAATATACGGATGTACAGACTCACTAGCATATAACTATATAGACTCAGCTAATACAGATATAAACATAGATAGCTGTATGCATGAGTTAGAATTAACAGATTTAGCTGGTAACGGTTGGGCTGGATCTAGTTTAAAGTTAGCACAAGCAACTAGTTTATTACCACCGTTTAATTATCAAGACATTGGAACATATACATTAGTAGATGGTTTTGATACAACGTTCTTTATAAATTTAGTAGCAGGTTATCCTGTAAGAGCAGTATTTGAGATAACACAGCAATCAGACTTTACAGCAGTACAATGTGGTTATAAGTTATATTCTGAGGATTATGTAGCTATAGATATATCAGGTGGTTTTGTTAATCCTATACCACCATTCTTTCCTATTACAGGTCAGCCTTATTGTGGCAACAACTGTATAGAAAGAACATATGGTTGTATAGACAGTTTAGCAGTAAACTATGATGATTCTGTAAACACAGACGATGGTAGCTGTTATTACAATCCAGGATGTACTAATCCTATATATTTAGAGTATGATGCATCTTACGATTATGATGATGGGTCATGTGCTACTTTAGTTGTTTTAGGATGTATGGACAGTACAGCATATAACTATGATCCTTTAGCAAATGTAGAAATAGCTGGTTCTTGTATACCTTATGTGTATGGATGTATGGACCCAACAATGTTTAACTACGATCCGTTAGCTACAGCGTCTGACACATGTATACCTTACATATATGGTTGTACAGATGCTAGTATGTTTAATTATAATATACTTGCAAATACTGACAACGGAAGTTGCATACCATTTATATATGGATGTACAGATAGTACAATGTTTAATTTTGATCCTCTTGCTAATACAGACAATGGATCTTGTACTCCTTTTGTATACGGATGTATGGATGTTGATGCAATAAATTATAACCCATTAGCAAACGCTGATGATGGTACGTGTATAGATGTTGTATTAGGTTGTACAGATAGTACGGCTTTTAATTACGACATATTAGCGAATACAGATGATGGTTCATGCATACCCGTTGTCTGGGGCTGTACTGATGGTGCAGCCTTTAATTATAATTCGTTAGCTAACACTGACGATGGGTCTTGTATACCTGTAATATTTGGGTGCATTGATCCAACGATGTGGAACTATTGTGATACTTGTAATACTGATAATGGAAACTGTATACCTTACTATTATGGATGCACTGACAGCACAGCACTTAATTATGACGATAATGCAAATACTGATAATGGTAGCTGTATTTATCCTTTGTCTGGCTGCACTGATGCGACCGCTATTAATTACAATCCGCTTGCTAACGTGGCAGACAGTTCGTGTTATTATAGTGCTGGGTGTAACTCTGGTGATGTATATTACATTCCTAACGCTTGTTTTGAGTGGGTGATACAAGTAGATCCTTACTGTTGTGATGACACATGGGACGGTACGTGTGATGCATTATACACATATTGTGAAGATGGGTGGTCAGGACCAACAGATATTGCAATGTATGAAAG